AGCGCCGATATATGCAATTTGGTTTGTGTCAGTGTGTCCTGTATATACGCCGTTCCACTCCAGTTTATTTTTTTCTTTTGGGTTTGTGCCTGGGTCTGTTGCGTAAATTTTTGCTCCTACGTTGTTTCCCCCTACGTAGCTTCTTTCATTGTATAGCCAGTTTGGTTCTTGTGTTAGTTTGCTGTCTCCGTATATCTCGACTGGCGCGTTTCCTGCCATTGGTAATGTCACATCTGGTCCTCTCTGAGGATAAGGCAGACAGCTTGTGAAGTAGTCGTGAAATTTGTTTACAGGTAACAGGTTTCCGCCTTTGTACGCGTTGTTTTCTGCTTCTTGGATCGAATTTTCGTTTCCAAATTCGTAGTTTACGTCTGCATCGTCTGTTTTTAATACTGCCGCGTTGTCCACGTTTTCATCTCTGAAAAATTCATTCCAGATTTTTATATACGCTCTGATAGGAAGTGCGTTGATGCTGAAAGGTTTTTTCACCTTCGTTGGCACTCCCATATAGTCGAGAATGCTTCTTTCGTCCGGTGCCGGTTTCGCATTCGCCCCGTTGATTTTGATTTGTGGCACAGAGTACGTTTTTGCAGGTGTCCATGGCGTTTCTTCGACTTCGCCCATAAAGTACTTGAAGTTGTCCCACAAAATGCGGTTTGGACAGAAGAAGTAATAAAAATCAATGAAGCTGTCGTCCATCACTGGGTACTTCGGTGTGGTCATACGAATGATTGCCGCCGTGTCCACGCTGAAAGTATCACCCGGCAAGACTTCATCTACGTAAAAAGGGATTAATTTTCCTGCATCAAATGTGGTTAGAATTGTCTGGTCTCGATTGAATCTCGTTCGGCTTGCTTTCATCTGTGGAATCTGATTAAAGTGCCGTTCATTGTTTCTGTTCACCGTTCATTCCTCCTTCTTTTGGTTCTTCCTTTGGTTCTTCCTTCGGTTCTTTTTCCTGTATTTCCTGTAGCATCATTGCATTTGCTTGGGCTGTTGCAATCATTCGATGATACTCATGGATATTCTGCGGCCATTCGGTAATGTCTACCTCTGTTCCGTCCAATGCTCCCTGTGAAAGACTCTTCATAAACTGTGGGTCAAAGCTTGCTTTCCGGACAATGTTTTTAATATCACATTCATCCGAATAGCTTTCAATTTCTGCTTGAATATCGATACTTTCTGTTTCCTGTAGATATTCTTTTCCTTCTTTGTCTTTTGCCCATACGTACTGTTTGCGCTGTGTTTCTCCTGATGCAGAAAAGAGGGGTTTTCGCCCCTCTTCATACCTCTTATTCATTCGGTTTGCCCTCCCATACTTTGTGCTGTCCATCGCCCATGACGAAGCAACCGTTTTCGTCTTCGAATTCTGCCAGCTTATAGCCCGCGTAATCGGTCGGGGACTGTCCGATAAACGTGCTCTTGTCCTTCTGCATCACGTTGCACATTCGTGCAAATGTGCCGTCATTTTTGCTCTCGCCTACCCATGCATAGCATTTTGCTACGTTGTCGTAGATACCGTAATAATTGTGAACCATTTTTTTTTCCTTTCTCTTAGAGCCGGATTCCACCGCGCATGGGCTTTTGGCTCAAGTTGATGCTTTTCGTTTTTCGTGCAGTCACGTTAAACATGCGCTTATCCTTTGCACTGCGCATTGCTTTACGATGTCGGGCCATTGTTGCTCTCCCTTCTCATTAGCTCTAACTCGATGTCGTTGGCAAAGCTTTTGCATTGCCAAATTTCATCTATTAGTTTTTTTGCATCATCAATGTTTGATACTTTTCTAAGCAATTTGTAATTGCTATTAATTTCTTTGTATTTTTTTTCGAGTTGTCTTTCCAGTGTTTCTTTGGGCTGGTCTCTTACGTTCCATGTTTTGTATACCATTGTTACTCCTCTTCTTTATCGTTGATGTTGTCATGCAGTGCATGATAGATCTCATCCAGCTTTTCCAGAATCTGCATCATGATGCGGATTGCCTGCTTTACATCTTTGATACTGATAAGAGCCATTTGTTTATACCCCCTTTCTGTATTTTGTGTTTCTTGTATCGAAATGCACCCAGTTGTCGTATACGATGATGCCGCAACTGTTCGGCACAATTCTGTCTAGTACTTTTGCAAGTTCTTTTGGCTTTACGCCGTCTGCTTTAATGTCAGCGGCCATACCTCTTGTATGAAAGCTGTATTTTGCTCCGCCTACTTTCGCGTTGTGTAGAACCGTTCGATATCCACTCGTGATTGTGATTGGCTTTCCAATTTCGTTCCTTGCAATGTCAAGTAAAATTGCAAGATACTCATCAATAAAAACGATTGGTGTGCCGTCTTTACATGCAAATTCTTTTACTCTAAAGTGTTCTGCTACTTTTACGTTTCCTTGTTCTTCCATCACGTATGCTTTAATTTCCATGTTCTACAGCTCCTTTCTTTTCTTCTATTTGGCATTGTATCATACACCTACCGAATTTTCAAGGGTTGCGTAGCAACTTTTGAAACTTCGGTAGGTTCACTGTAGGTGCTTTTAACATTTTCCACATAGTTTTCAACATTTTAACATTGTTAAACTTTAGCATAACAGAGTGTTTCAACAATTTAACAAGTTTTTAACATTTCTTTTAATATTTGTTTTTGCCATTTTTTAATGCTCTGACGTTCAAATTTATCTGCTTTCAACTTTTCCACATACTCTACTACTACGTCTACAACAAGTTAATATTATAAATACGCGTGCGCGTGTGCGCGCGTCTACGCGTGCGCGTGTGCGCGCGAATAAGCCCAGTACCTTACTTGATAGGTACTGGGCTAGGTGACACCAACTATAAAATTCCACGTTTTTTCATTTGTTTTTTGGTGACACGCTCTTTTGTTTCGAGTGTGGTCTTATAGTCTGAGTTTTCCAACGCTAGTCTTTTTTCTTCGATCGTGGCTTTTTGCCTGTTCTGCTTGATTCTCCATAGCCTTTCTGGATTTTCTTTCTCCATCATTTTTTCATAGTATCGCGGTATCTGTGCTCGTTTTCCATTAGTGCATTGAATGTAGCCTTTTCTCCATATTTCTTCTTTGTGTTCTTGATAGTAAGAATCGCCTAGTCCTGGCCTGAGTGACATGCACGCGAATGGCTTTTGTTGCCCTAGTTCATAGTAAGTGTTTGCTTTTTTGCCGTCAATTTCGTACATTTTTTTTGTTACGTATCCTGCAACATATCTATATGTTTCGGGTACTGCTTGCGCTATTTGAATTTGTCCATTTCCCCATATTTTTTGCATCCATTCGCTTGTGTAATACCCGTTGTGATGGATTTTGTACAGCTGTTTCAGATCTTTCGGTTCCCATCCATATAGAATCATGTGATAGTGTGGTCTTGCTGTCTGTTCTCCATACTCTCCGGCACAGAAATAGCGCAATTTGTCCTTGTAAGCCTTTCTGAGACGTTTTAAGAATTTTTGAACGTCGGGATACATTAGCGTTTGTACGCTTTCTGGTGCTTTCTCTCCCGGTTTCCAGACGTATTGAACTTTTCTCATGATTTCGCCTGTTTTAAGAATCATTCCCGGTACGTGCTCATCATCGTAAGTTAGCGTAATAAACCAGACTTGTTCTTTTGGCCAGTCTCGTGCTTCCAGTTCAATTCTCGTTGTCCAGTCTTCGCGTTGTCTTATTCTGCATCCGATGCATTGCCCGCATGGTATTAGCATAATTTTTGGTTCATACATCAAATCTTCATATTTTAATTTTTTGCCCATTCTTTCAGAAAAGCGGGCAAGCGTATACACCTGCCCGCTGATTTCTTTGTTTTCTGGGCTGTATATCCGTATTAACGGCTTATAGCAGCTCATTTTTTATTTGCTCCTTCCTGCTCCACCACCGGCTCTATTTCTATTGCCTGTGATGTTGTCTATTCCATGGCCGTTTCTTACGTTGTCCATGGCTTTGTTTATGTTTCCTTTTCCTTCTTCTGCGGCTTTTCTTCCTGCTCCAACGGTTTTGTCGATTAAGCTTCCTGTTCCTTCTCCGATTTCTGATAGTGTTTTCTGTAATCCCAGTGGTGTCATGCCTGTGCTGCTAAGCATCTGATTCCAGCTTTGCGCTGCATTGTACCAGTCGCTTTGCGACCAACTTTCACTTGAGTATGAGTTAGGTACGAAGCCGCTTGCTCTGCTTACTCCTAGTGCACTTGACGATGGTGCACCCATGCTTGCGCCCGAGATCGTTGCTGCACTGCCTCCCGGTGTGCTTGCGCCGCCGTTCTGAAATGCTAGAATAGGATTTAAACCCGCTTTTTTCATGTCTTCCACTGCTCTTTGATATGCCGTGTTTGACATGTGTTCTTGCCATTCCCGATTTTTCATGGCTTCTGTGCTGTTGAAATTCATTGCCGTTGCGTTTTCGATGTGGTTATATATGCCTTGCATGATTGCTCCCAATGTGTTATAACCCATTTGTTCCAGCATAGATCTCTGGTTGAACTGGCTTTGTCTTGCTCCTTCGGCGTTTTGATATTGGTATGCGCCTTTCAGATATTGCATTACCTGTTCATCATTCGTTCCAGATTTGCTCATGCTTTGGCTTTGTCCACCGCCTTGCTGTGTACTTCCGCCTTGGCTTTGGCTTTGTCCTGTCTGACCCCATGCACCAAACGCATTTCCGATTTGTCCAACTGCGTTTGCTACTGTGCCAACTGTTCCGGCTACGTTTCCAATTGTTCCTAATATTCCTAATAGCGACATTTTAAAATAGCCCGGATTTCTCCGGGCTTCCTCCTTTCTTACAGTTTATACAGACCCGGCACGCTGTAAAGCGGCATTCGTCTGGTTGTTTTGTTTGCCACTCTGATTGCACCGAAGAACTGTGGTTCATCCTCTGCGACCAAAGTCCGTGCAATCTCTTTTTTGCCTTCTGCCATCCATTCCTGAGAAAGCGTTGGTACACTTTCGTAATAATCTCCGTAGTGCCAGAAGTCAAGCGTGCCAGTGGCATTGCTTCGCATTAATCCAGATACGCGGTTTGGTTTCATTCGGTAATCGGCCCAAGCCTCCTGGTATCCGAATGTTTCTTCATCTGTTGCATTGCCGGTCAACATGATTTCTTTCTTTTTTACAGGCTGCTCACCGATGTTTGCAAACTGCGGTACATAGTAGTCTAGTCTGTCTTCTCGGCTCCAGAAACGCTCCAAGCCCTGCTGATAACTGCGATTGTGTCGCACACAACAGACACCAATTACAAACCCATGCTCTTCAAAAGATTTTGTAAAAGAGCTTTCGTTTATCGGCGTCACTGACATTGCACCAGTTTCGCCCAGCGGTGACTTATCGTTTTCCGCTGTCTGCACGATTTGGTTTATATTGACGTGATATCTGCCACCGCCAAGGTATTCTGGCACCTGTACGGTTTTATCGCTGATGACTACGTTCCACAGTGCCTGTACCTGTTCACGGTATCGGCTGCCGCCTCGTGCCAGTGCTTCATAGTACTGCTGTACGCTGATGGCCTGTCTTAACTGGTTGATGGTTGCACCAGTTACTTCTGCTAAGTTAGCGCCGATATATGCAATTTGGTTTGTGTCAGTGTGTCCTGTATATACGCCGTTCCACTCCAGTTTATTTTTTTCTT